TCATCTTTGCTTTTCCTCCATCTTGGCGGCTGCCGTGCGTTCCGGCGCGCGCAGCTCTTTGGTGATGTCCTGATCCAAAGCGATGCGCCTGGCGTTGAGCTGTATCCATGCCTCGGAGCGAGCGGGGTTCTGACGTCGCAGGGTGTCAGCAGCTTGCACGAGCTGCGTGCGTGACGTCAGGAAGTTGAACTCCTTGATCAAGATCATTCTCCTCGCGTTCCAGTTGGAAATGGCCAAGCGACATTGGGAGCGGGCACGATGCCGGCGGCTTTCGCGCTGTCCTTCGATTTGGCCTTCTTCGGTTTCGACACCTTGTCTTCAGAGGCTTGTTGCAGGGATGATCGGACAGCGTCGATATCGACCGTCGCGGCGTCGCAGAGTGCGGCGAACGATTGATGTTTCTCGTCTTGCAGGTTGACCTTGTCATCCTCGTCGAGCGCCCATGCCTTGATGGCCAGCGATTCACCGAAAACCATGTCCATGAGCATTAGCTGGAGCTGTCCAACCGTGGCGCTCTCCACGTAAGCGATTAGCGCATCCTCATCGGCCCCCGTCCATGTATAGATTTCCGGGAGTTCGTTGGCAGGTACAGAGACGTAGTAATCGCCCAGAAGCAGCTCCTTGGCGATGAGCCTCCAAGCCTCGAGCGACAATCCGTGCTGCATCGTCTCGCGGACCTTGCGATAGGCGGCGATGCGCGCGGCGGTTTCGTCTTCGGCCAGCCTTTCACGCCGTTCGCGAGCAGCTTTGCTCGCTTGCTGTTTGGCTTCTTCCTCGGCCTCTGCAACCTGATCGCGCTCCGCCTCCAGGCGCGCATCATGGGCCTCTTGGGATTCGCAGATGCAGGCTTTCTCCAAGGCAGCTTGCATTGCGGTTTCCTCGTACATGGCCTGCACCTTGCCGTCGATGCGCACGAAGGCCGCTGGCTTTGGTAGCTGCTCCTGTGTCAACACATCCTCGGCCTTCTTGTATTCGATGGTGTGATCGGCGATGCGGTCGAAGCGCCACACGGGGATGTCGGCAGGAACCAGCTCGGTATCTTTCTTGAACTGCTTCGCTTCTTCGCCCTCGTAGACCGGCGTGCCTTTCTTCTCCGCGACTGCCAGCACCTTGTTGTCGTGCGCGCGGCACTTGGAGGCAAAGCAATTCGGATCCGTGCACACGTCTGCAGCGACGTCTTTGAACACCATCGGCTGATTGCCGGTGCGTTTCGGGCAGGCGTCGCACGAGCCGGCGTCTGCGACCAGCCTGGCGTCCTTGATCGGGAAGCGTGCGCGGTCCAGTGTGAGCATGTAGCGCAGCTGGATGTGTTCGAAGGCGCTGCGATAGGACATGGGATCGCCGTCATTGACGATCTCTTCCGTCGCCTGGTCCTGCAGACTTTCGACCGGGATGCGGGCGATGAGCAGGGCCGTCGATGCAGACAGCTTGCCGTCGAAGAATGCCTCGCGCACGCTCGGCGAAAGCGCGCAGAACTTCAAGCGGCCATAGATATATGACCGGCTCTTGCCGACCTTGTCTGCCAGCTTGTCGGCGGTGTACCCGTGCTGCTTCATCAGCTGGTCGTAGCCCTCGGCCTCCTCGATCTCGTGCACGTCCTTGCGCTGCAGGTTCTCGATGATCTGGAGCTCCAGCGCCTGCACGTCGGTGAGCTCGCGCACAATGGCCGGAATGGATTCCAGTCCGGCCAGCTTCGAGGCGCGGTAACGGCGCTCGCCGGCGACGATCTCGACGCAATCGATCATGTCTTCGCTGGTCGGCAGCGGGCGGACGAGGATCGGTTGTGCGAGGCCGTGGTTCTTGATGCTCTCTGCGAGCTCAGCCAGATCTGCCTCGTTGAAGTGCTTCCGCGGGTTGGTCTTCGACGGGATGACGCAGGCCAGAGGTATGTTGCCGAAATGCGGATTGCTGAAATTTGAGGCGACAGCTGTCATTTGAATTCTCCTTCGAGTTGATGGATGGCTTCGTCGGATAGATGGCCACGGTAACGACACTTGCCGTCGACGAAGAGGGCGGCGGTCGGGTGAAAAGTTCGGTTGCTGAGAATCCAGATACGAAGGTTGGCGGTGCGGCGCGGCTCGGTCAGGCGCATGCCGTCCGGATAGACCATCACGCACCGATGCACGTGGTCATGCCTGATCGCGGCCTTCATGCCGACGCTCCCTGCCGGTTCTGTGCGCGGCTTTGCTGCGCCAGCGCAAGCGACTTCACGCGGGCGTTGTGCAGCGTGACGATGTCGAGTGCGCGGATCAGCTTCTCGCACTCGAGCACGGCGTTCCGGATCGGCGGCAGTTCGTGGCGCGCCAGTCCGACCGTGCCGGTCCGGTCCGCGCGGACCGAGATGTCCTGCATGGCGCGCATGCCGGATTCGAGGATGAGGCTCTTGTCGCCCTTCGCTGCGAGTCCGAGGTAGACCACGTTGAAGATGGCCGCCAGTTGCTCGAAGGCGTCGGGATTCGGTGCCAGGCGCAGCGCGGCCAGCGCGCCATGGCCGGAGTAGGCGAACTCCTGCTGCAGCTCCGGCATGACGGGCACGTGGACGTGCTTCGGGCGGTATGCCTTGTTGCGGCGTCTGAGGTGCTTCATGCCGCCCTCCGTAGCTGGTCGAGCGGGACGCTGCGCACGACGCCGGGCAGTTCGTGATCGATCTCGATGATGGCGAATGCGCGCGCATTCTCGACGCTGCGCTGGATGTCGATGACGGTGCCGGTGAGCCGGCCGTCATCGCAGTCGAATTCGACCGGCGTATTGCGCTGGATGTTGTTGTGGGTAGTCATGGATAGATCAGACGAGCGAAGGTTGATGCGCGTGGGGCGCGTGGCGCACATCGGTGCGCGTGTAGAAAAGGAGCTTGAACTGGAGCGTGCTGCCGGTGACGGAAACGGTCCACATCAGGTAGCCGTCATTGAATTGCTGCGGCAGCAGCTCCGGCTCGCCGATGGTGTATCCATGCCCGGCCAGCGCGGTGAACACCGGCTGATGGTCGCGGCCTCGGGTGCAGTTGGCGGACAGCCGAACCTTGCCCGCGTCCAGCGCCTGCACATGCGGCACGAGGTCAAGCGGCTGAACTGCATCGCCGAAGCGATTGATGGTGGCGGCGTTCGCATGGAATGCAGACGTCTGCACTTCGTGCTGGCGCGTGAGTTGGCTGGCCAGCTTGCCGTAGAGAGAGCTCATTTCGACCTCCGAAGGCTGACGGCAAAGAATCGGCGGTCCGGATTCGGCAGATAGTCGCTGTCACCGGACAGAAAGACGGCATTGGACGGCGGATGCCGCTTGACTGTGGCGATGATGTCTCGCGCCGCTGCCTCCTTGGCGGGATCGGCCGCATCCAGGCGGGGCACCGGTTGGTTGAGCTTGCGCGCGGCGACATAGGCATGGCCGCTCAAGCCTTCGAGCGGATCGACGGCCTTGGCGCGCACCTTGACCGCGCCGGCGGCAGAGAAAGCGTCGGGCTGGATCACTGGCATGCGCCCTCCTTGAGAGGAATGACTGTGACGCTGCACAGGCCGCCAAAATGGTCCAGTGCAACTTCGTGAATGGCGCCGCTGCTTTGCCCGATGGCGGTATAGGCAAGGCGGCAATCACTTGTGCGAACCGTGACGGAGAAGGCGTTCATGCTGCCCCCTGTTGCGGTGCGTATTGGTAGTTCGGAGGAATGGAAACCGAGAGCGTCAGGCGGCTCTTCTTAAGGTGAGCGGTGGCGAAGGATGCGTGTTCGTAGCGTTTGACTTCCTTGAAGCCAAGGTCGACCAGGGCGTTATACAGCTTGGGATTGTTGAAGCCGGCTGCTGCCACGAGCTCTATTATCAGAACACGATCGCACGTTGACAGCCAGTTGCTCTCTGTGGCGATGCGCAGCCCTTGTGCTTCCAGTGAACGGATGGTCGGTTCCGCCATCACTAAAGCGGAGCGCATCTGCTTGATTTCCTTGCGGCGGCCGGCATGCCGGCTTTCTTCTCGCTCGACCACCCTTTCGAGGAAGGTGTTAGGGGCGGTGCTTTTGGGCTTCTTCATCGTTCGCTCCGTCAATAAGGTTTCGACGGAGCAAATAATACATAAGGTATTATTTGGTGTAAATACCAATTGTATTAATTTTGTATAATTTGGCGCGGCTTAAGTTTCTGTGGGGTGATCAATTCTGTTGATCAATTTTTATATCCCATATTCATGGGATTCTCGATGCGCCGGGCATCGCTGAGTATCCTCGTTCCATAATGTGGAATAAGGAAAGGGATTATGCAAAAGTTGGAGTTGGAAGTGCTGGATGCTGTGCGGCAAATGTCGCCGGAAGCAAGGGTGATTCTGCTGCGTTATGCGCAGGCGTTGGCTGCAAAGTATCCGGCACCGCAGGAGGTGGTGCTACGCTTGGTTTCGAACTGGAGCAATATTTAGTGATTCTGCGCGGGGTGCGGTTTCCGCGGCCGTTGAAATAGAGGCCTTCCCTATGGGGGTCGCTTCTCTAAATGCAGTAATGATGCTCAACTCCTCGGGGTCGAGGTATACCAGCGCAAGCAATGGCTGCGCTGCATGAATGGATTTTGTGCCTCGCCCCGTCATTAACCATTCGTAGTGGACTTGTGCGCGTTTGCACATATCCGCGCAAATCTCATAGCTCGGCATGGTTTCGCCAGCAAACCATTTACGAGCTGCGCCTTGGGTCACTTTGTAGTGCGACGCCAACTGGGTTTGGCGTCCATGCTCGGGGTATCCAAGCATGCTGGTCACATCAACGAGCCGCGCTACGAATTGCATTTTCTCTTCTGTCATCCCTGTACTTTATCTATTAAGAAAATACATTCGGTATTTGACGCAAAGTAATACATTAGGTATTATTTTGTGATGGAAACAATAAACCTCATAAGTGAAGCCGTGCGAATTGTCGGGTTGGGCAAGCTCGCACAAGCCTGCAACGTTACGTATCCGGCAATCAGAAAGTGGGAGCGAGCCGGACGGCTTCCTCGCACCGAGTGGACCGGCGAAACGCAATACTCGCTGGTTATTGAGCGCGAAACGCAGGGACAAATAACGCGGAGTCAGTTGCTCCAACTGCCGGCAGCACCTGTTCCCGATCAATCAGAACAGGCGGTTGCATGACGTTTCATCGCTTGCACTCAGGATTGATCGCAATTCCCGCCATGCGCGCAGCCCCATTCCAGTGCGGCCTGCCAGTCGTGCGAACGTCCGCCGATTCAGCTTGCCCTTGGCGGGCAGGCCGTCCCTTTGCGCCAGCCGGCGCTCCCGCTTTGTCATTTTCTTTGAAGGAGGTTTCATGAAGGCTCTTTACGCACGGTTCATGCTCTGGCTGATCCGGCCGGCGCTGGCGCTCAATGCCGGAAGGATCGCCATGAATGTGGACGACAAAAAGCATCGCGTCGCGGTTACCAAATTCGATGCAGCGTCCCTCGACAGTATGCAGACGGAGCTGACAGGGGCGCTTAGAGGGGAAATGCGAGTACGGCTTGAATCACCACATTTTCCCCTTCCAAAAAAATGAAGTCTCTGGACACAACCTGGAAGCGGGTTAGCTGCCCGTCGCAGAGGATTTGAATGAATTCGCCGGTTATCGGGAATGCCGATTCTTCGATATGTGGAATGTTGGCTTTGATCGATGCGGGATTCTTGATGCGGGCTTTCGCTTCGTTTGTAAATAATAGTTCGTAGGTGATGCCTGGTTTCATGGGAGTTCCTTTGTTGAGATTTTGTTGTTGGGGAATGGCAATTTATCACGTTGGAATCTCCCGCCTTATTGCAAGTTGATGTTTGAACGAAAGATATCCCGATGCCAACAAGTGTGCATCGGCAAAAAAAGGAAAGGTTTACCGTGACGCTTCGTTATTCGTCGATGAATCAGGCTGACGCGCTCTACACAGTGGCGCGTGCATATCCGGGTGGGTTGGAGGCATTGGCTTTGCGTATGGGCATGTCGGTCAATGTCCTGCGCAACAAGCTGCGGCCGTCAATCAATACGCACCATATCAACAGCGAGGAAGAGTCGCTGATCATCGAGTTTTGCGAGGAGGCCAAGGTCGCGGATGCGCTGCAGCCGCTCGTCGCAAAGAACTGGCGGCACGGATTGATTGCTTTCCCGCGCCCACCTGTTGACGTTCTATCAGACGACGATTTGACCAAGGCCCTGTGCAAGGCGGTCAAGGAGTTTTCCGATCTCTCGTCCGCCGCATCGGAAACGGTCTCGCACCGGAACATCACTCACGCGGAGATGGAAGCCATCGAAAAGGAGGCGCAGGAGGCGCTCGCAGCGATTGAGGAGCTGCGATATCGCATCCATAGCCGGGCTCAACCCTGATTGCACAAACGCATTCCAAATACAAAGCGACGCTCGGGCGCAAGCCTGCGATCAACAAGAAAAAAGCCTGGGAGGGCTAGATGGCAAAGATGACTCCGATGGCGCCGGACAGTGCCGGCTTCAAGGTGCTTTCACGTCTGTATGACCTGAATGGCGTCGCGCCCATTTTGCAGCTGAGAAATATCCTGTTCGGCGGCTTCCGATCACCGAAGCAATTCGAGCAGGTCGCGATGGTGCCCCTCACGATGCGCGGTCTCGTCAAGCTAGGCAAGCGCGACACGATGATGATCACGGCTGAAGGGCGCGTGCTGGTCGAGGCGTATCGCCGTTCCATGCCGACGCCGCGCGTCGTGTCCGTCAATACCAAGCCGCTTGACTTGGCGAAGCACTATTCGGTCGATGCGAAGCGTGCGGGGTCGATGGATTATCGAACCTATCCATCCGTTATGGGTGATGAGCGTGTGCCCTATACAGGGTCGTACAGCGGGGTGAGCGACAAGTGAATCTCGACGATTTTGGCCGCGTCGCAGACGCTGCGCTCGTTTCCATCGAGTCGTTGCTGAGCAAGTGGTTTCCGCTGGGTGTCATCGATGGGCAGGAGTTCTGTATCGGTTCCAAGTCCGGCGAAGCCGGCAAGTCGATGCGTATTCGTCTATCCGGCCATAAGGCCGGATACTGGTCTGACTTTACGTATTACGACGGAAGCGCAGGCGGCGACGCCGGCCGTGATCTGATCTCGCTCTATGCCTATATCCATGGCATCACGCAGGGCAAGGCCTGCGCGGAACTCGCACAGGAACTTGGCATCGAGCTTGCTCCTCGCGCTCATCAAGATGAAAAAGGGCGTGCGCATCTGCCGCCTGCCAAGGCACAACAGAAATCGCCGCATGCGCAAGCGGGACAGGGGGTAGGGGCTCCGCCGAGGAAGGCGAAAACGGAGTGGATGCCGGTCTTGCCGGTGCCTGACGATGCAGGTCCGTATCCAGTGGCGCATGTCGTTCGCGGCCGGCCGGAGCGGGTCTGGGAGTATCGCGACCAGGAGCGCCGCCTCCTCGGCGGCATCTATCGATTCAAGACATCCGACGGCGGTAAGGAGATCATTCCGTGCGTCTATGCACGCCATCCCGACAGCGGAAAGTGCGAGTGGCGCTGGATGTCGTTCCCTGAGCCGCGCCCGCTGTATCTGCCGGGGCCGCTGCGTGACGGCTTTCCTGTCTTGGTGGTGGAGGGGGAGAAGTGCGCCGATGCGGCGTTCGAGATGCTTGCCGATCTCATCGATACGGTGTCGTGGCCGGGCGGAGGCAAGGCGGCCGGCAAGGCCGATTGGAGCCCGCTGGCCGGGCGCAGGGTGCTCATCTGGGCGGATGCCGACGCGAAGGTCTACAAGGATGGGCATCCACGCGCAGGCGAGCTCCGGCCGGAGCACGAGCAGCCGGGCATGGGCACGGCGCTGAAGATCCGCGAGATCCTGATCGGTCTCGGCTGCGAGGTCCGGCTGATCGACATTCCCGCACCGGGCGTGAAGCCGGATGGGTGGGATATCTACGATCTGATTGAGGAGGGGGTATCGGAGGATTATGTCGCGGCCTGGCTGAAAAGACTGCGGCCCGTGCCGGTCGAGAATCTCTCTGCGTCGGAGCAGGTGGCTGCATCGGCTTCGGATGGGCCGGATGTTCCGCCCTGGGTGACGGAGGGGCTAGAAGGCTCTTCCACCCCTGATCCCGCTTGCGCGGGCGGCTTGAGCTGGGAAGAGCTGCGCGCGATGATGATCGAGACGGCGAATGGCGGAGTGAAGGGGTGCCGCGAGAATGTCTACATGGCGTTGAAGCATGACCGTCGACTCGCGGGCCTTGTGGCGCTGGATCAGTTCTCACAGTTGCAGATGAAGCGCAAGGCCACTCCGTGGCAATCGGAAAAAGGCGAATGGACCGAGGCGGATGACTTTCACCTCGGGATGTACCTTGCGAACACTTACCGGCTTGTGGTGGCTTCGGTTAGCGAGATCGAGAAGGCGGTCTCTCAGGCGGCTCGGGAAAATGCGTTCAATCCGGTCACCGACTTCCTGAACCAGTGCGCGGACAAGTGGGACAGGCAGCTGCGCGTCGTGACGGCCTTCAGCACGTATTGGGGTGCGCCGGATTCGGATTACATGCGGTTGATCTCGCTGATGTTCTTCGTGGGCCTCGCCAAGCGTGCATTCTGCCCGGGCGTCAAGCATGACTATGCGCCCGTGTTCGAGGGCGGGCAGGGGCAGGGCAAATCGACGGCGCTGGCGGTGCTGGGCGGCGTGTGGTTTGCGGACACGCCGTTCAAGATGGGGGACAAGGACGGCTTTCTCGCCATTCAGGGCGTGCTGCTGTACGAGATTGCCGAGCTGGAGCAATTCAACCGATCCGAGGTCACGGCCATCAAGGCGTTCATGTCGAGCCAGACGGACCGCTACCGGGAGCCGTATGGACGACGGATGAAGAACGTCGCACGCCGGACGGTCTTTGCTGCCACGACCAATGAGGCTGAGTACTTCAAGGATCCGACCGGAAACCGGCGCTTCTGGCCGGTTGAAACCGGCCGCATCGACCTGGAGGCATTGCGGCGTGATCGCGAGCAGCTGCTGGGTGAGGCGGTCCATTTGATGCGCAGTGGCGAGCTCTGGTATCCGACGCCGCAGGAGCAGCGCACGCTCATCGATCCGCAGCAGGAGACGCGCGAAATCGCGGACATCTGGGTCGGCCGCATCTATGACTATGTCGAAGCGATCGGGCCGGATGGCAAGCCTTCGGTGCATAACCGGCTGGATCGCGCCACGATGCGCGAGCTGCTGACGAAGGCGCTGCATATCGAGATCGGCAAGTTGGGACCGGCCAAGCAGGAGCAGATGCGCATCGCGAATTGCATGCGCAAGCTGGGGTGGATCAAGGATCGCGAGACGAGCGGGGCGCGCGAACGCTTCTATACGAGGCCAGCGCCGTCGGCGCAAGCGGCACAAGGGGAGGGTGATGATCCGCTCCCGATTTAAGGATTTTGCTTTCAAACGGGCATCTTTGCGCCAGAGATCGTGCGCCGCATCGCGGCGGGCGGAAAAGGCCATTGCGTTCGGAATGACAGGCAGATTCCCAACCTCGTCCAACCTCGCTTTCAGCAGGTTGGACGGCGCAAACCCGCGTGGTTATTGGCCTCGCCAACCTCCCGACCTCGCCAACCGTTTCCGCTCACACATGCGCACACACGCACGCGTATACGCGACGGATCATTTTCGACAAAACGCTATTGATAAAACTCAAAAACAGGTTGGACAGGTTGGGAGGTTGGCGGATCAAGGTCTGAAGCGGCTTTGCGTCGTCCAACCCCACGTCCAACCAAAAAGGGGGTTGGACAGATGACAAAGGACCTTCGGCAAGAAATGCCTCTGACAGCAGCATTCCTCGACGACCTCAGAGCGGCGTTCGGGAAGGAGGCGATCGATGCACAGATACGGAGGGGGCTGAAGGGTGAGCCGACATTCTGGGCGCGTGAAAACGGGCATCGGCTCGGCACGCGATGCACCGTGCATACGTCTGCGATCCGGTACGACGAGCGCGGCCTGTCGTGCTCGGTGACCGCCGAATGGATCATCGAGGCGCGGGCCTTTGCGAAGAAGTGCGGCGCTGATGTGCGTGAGGCTGATCCATTGATGCCGGGCGATCTGGAGCGCGAGGCGCGGGAACTGCGGGATTTGATTGAACAAGCGAAGAAAAAGGGCAGGGGATGATGAAGCCGATTTTTGAGACGACGGGGCAAGCCATTTACGTGGCCTTCCAGATCCATGGCAGCGAGCAGCAGGACAGCACCATGCGCAAGGCGCTCATCCGCGTCATGGAGTCGATCAACCTCCAGTCCGACGAGCAGAGCGAATGGCTGGCACAGTTGCGCGGGACGCGGGCCGATTCGACGGTGGACTTCGAGGGATTGTCGTCGAATGACATTCGCGCGCAGTGCGCGTTGATCATGTCGGCCATCCATGCTCTTTTGCCGCAAGCGGAGATCTGGGCGCTGCAGGCCAAGTACAGCCGCACGGATTACGAAGGTCCGATTGAAAGCAGACGTTACGCATTCTCGAAGGAGAAGGCGGCGGCGATTCGCAATGTGGCGCGCTGGCTTGCAGAGAGAAGGGCGCTCGAATGTGTGCCGCGGCTGGCACTGGATTGCATGGTGGCCAAGTTCTACGCCAATCACAAAAAGACCGAGATCAGCTTTCGGCAATTGGCAATTGAGTTCGGCGGCAACCATATGTCGTATGCGCGCGCGTTCCCGAAGGTGAAGGCGCTGCTCAAGCCGCTGGAAGCGATGGCGATTGCGCGCCTGCAGCCACACTTCGAGGAGCAGGGCATTGTCGCTTGCCAGTCGACGAATTGAGAAAAATCAAAAAGTGTTTGACAAGGTTGTTACAGTTGCCTCAAAATTTCACCAACCTCGAAGCCAGTACGTCAAAAGCCCCGATCACGTTGATCGGGGCTTTTTGTTTTCCGGCTTCGCGCGCCGCAATACGTGGCCACCATCTTTGTGTCTCCTCCGATGTCTCCTTCCTGCATCGGATTCGCCGTCGCATCTCCTTCGATGCGGCGGCTTTTTCATTTTGGTCTGTCATGGCTACTCGCGCAAAGTCGATCTGCAGGCATCCGGGATGCGGAAAGCTGATCGATGAACCGGGACGCTGCGAGAAGCACGCGAAGCTGGTGCAGCAGAAAGCCGATGCCGATCGCGGCTCTGCACATGAGCGCGGCTATGACGGCAAATGGCGCAAGGCGCGCGATGCATTCCTGCGTGAGCATTCGTTATGCGAGTGTGATGAGTGCAGCGATCGTGGTCGCTTGATTGCTGCGACCGTCGTGGATCACACAATTCCGCATCGATTGAAGGAAGCGAAAGACAGCGGCGATCCGGTGCGGATCAAGAAAGCCTTCGCGCTCTTCTGGGATCGGAAGAACTGGAAGGCGATGTCGAAGCCGTGCCATGACCGCAAGACAGCCCGCGAGGATGGCGGCTTCGGTCGATAGGGGGGGCGGTCCAATCTCTACAGCCTCCCATTGAAGACCGTCTGCCTAGTCTTTTTTTTGGCCGCGCAAGTTTCGGACGGGGGGGTATTGACAGGAGTCTGACATGGGTCTTCGAGGACCAAAATCAAAACCAACCGAGCTCAAGGTCTTGGAAGGAAATCGCGGCCATCGGCCGATGATTGCGGACGGTCAACTGCGGCCGATGGTCGAGACGCCGGACCCGCCGAAGCATCTGGGCAAGGAGGCACGCAAGGAGTGGAAGCGCATCACGGTCGAGCTGGTTCGCTACAACATCATCTCCAGACTCGACCAGCAGATGCTCGGCATGCTGTGCCAGGCGGTCGAGCGGGTTGCGCTGTTCGAGACCGCGCTGCAGCGGCGCATGCTTCGCATCCTCACGGAAAACAAGGAGCGGCCGTCAGATCAGGAACAGGATCCGGCACAAGCTTACATCGCGCGAACCTCGCAAGGCTATGAGATGCAGTGCATCGAGTATCAGCTGCTGAACAAAGAGCGCGAAATTCTCATGAAACTGCTCGGCGAGTTCGGCCTGTCGCCGGCGATGCGTGCGCGTGTCGTTCTCGGCCAGCCCGGCGCGAAGCAGCTCACACTGTTCGAGGGCGGCAAGGCCGATGGCGACGGCAAGGAAAAGAAAGACGGACCGCAGAGCTTCGCGGAGTTTTGAATGGACTACGTCGATCGCACGCTCCGCTATGCGGCTGGCGTGACCTCGGGCGAGATCATCGCCTGCAAGTGGGTCAAGCTGGCATGCCAGCGGCATCTGGACGACCTGCAGCGCGAGGGTTGGAAATATCGCTTTGACGCTGCGCGGGCGAATCGGGTCTGCCGGTACGTCGAACTTCTGCCGCACATCAAGGGCGATTGGGCGAGGCCGGTGAATGTCGATGGCGTGATGGTCTATCCGACCATCAATCTCGAAGACTGGCAGTGCTTCATTATCTGCGTCGTCTTCGGATGGATCGACCAGCGCGGCAAGCGGCGCTTCAAGCGAGTCTATGTCGAGGTTCCGCGCAAGAACGCGAAGTCCACCATGTCGTCCGGCATTGCGCTCTACATGCTGACAGCGGATGGCGAGCCGGGTGCGGAAGTCTACAGCGCGGCGACGACCGGCGAGCAGGCGCGCATCGTGTTCGATGACGCGAAGCGCATGGCGCTGCGCTCGCCCGCGCTCCTGGAGCGGTTCGGTGTCGGTGTGGCGACCTACGACATCACGATCGCCGAAACCGCCAGCACGTTTCGCGCATTGAACGCAGAAGGATCGACGCTCGACGGCTTGAACATTCACTGTGCCATTGTCGATGAGTTGCATGCGCACAAACGACGCGAGTTGTACGACGTACTGGATTCCGGCACTGGCTCCCGATCGCAGCCGCTGCTGTGGATGATCACGACCGCCGGCAGCGATCGCAGCGGCATCTGCTACGAGCAGCGCGCGCACGTGATCAAGGTGCTGGAGCGCGTATTCGAGGATGAGTCGTTCTTCGGGATCATCTACACGATCGACGATGAGGACGATTGGGCCGATCCCGCCGTCTGGGCGAAGGCGAATCCGAACTATGGGGTCTCGGTCCTGCCGGACGACATGGAAGCGGCTTGCCGCAAGGCGATGTCCATGCCGAGCGCGGTCAATGGCTTCCTGACCAAGCGGCTCAATGTATGGGTCAATGCCGACAGCGCGTGGATGGACATGCGCGCGTGGGACGCATGCGGCGATCCAGTCTTGACGCTGGAGCAGTTCGAGGGCGCGGAGTGCCTGATCGCGCACGATCTGGCATCCAAGGTCGATATCGCCGACAAGGTCCGCCTGTTCTGGAGGGACATTGAGGGGCGACGGCATTACTACGCCTTTGCGCAGCACTACCTCAATGAGCAAGCCATCGAAGATGGCCGCAATTCGCAATACAGCGGCTGGGCGCGCCGCGGTTTGATCACGGTCACGCCGGGCAACGTGACCGACTTCGGCGTTATCGAGGACGATCTACTCATCGATGCGGCGCGGTTCCGCGTTCAGGAGGCACCTTACGATCCATTCCAGGCAACGCAGTTCTCGCAGCGCATGGTCGCGGCGAACCTGCCGATGGTAGAAGTCGGGCAGACGGTCAAGAACTTCAGCGAGCCGATGAAATGGTTGGAGGCGTTGGTCCTCGAAGGGCGGTTCCATCATGACGGGGATCCGGTCTTGACGTGGATGGTCAGCAATGTGGTCTGCCATCGCGACGCGAAGGACAACATATTCCCGCGCAAGGAGCGCGAGGAGAACAAGATCGACGGCGTTGTCGCCCTCCTGATGTGCCTCAATCGCGCGATCGCCGACCAGGCGCAAACCATACCGGACGGAGTCTAGTGATGTTCAATTTTTTCAACCGAGGCGGAAGCCTGCGCGCAGACGCAAGCGGCGGCACGCCGAGCAAGCCGGCCGGATGGATTGTCGGTCTGTTCGGCGGCGGCAAGTCGATCTCCGGCGAGTACGTAACGCCGGACTCCGCGATGCACGTGATGGCGGTCTATGCCAGCGTGCGGATCCTGGCGGAGTCGATCGCCTCACTTCCGCTATCGCTGAAAATGAAGGAGAAGGGCGGCAAGCGCGTCGATGCAGATGATCATCCGCTTCATGCGCTGCTGCACGATGCGCCGAACCCGCAGATGACAGCGTTCGACTTCAAGGAAATGAAGCAGGCGCACATGGGCCTGCGTGGCAATGCCTACTCGCTCATCGAGCGCGATGGAAAGGGCGAAGTCGGCGCGCTGTATCCGCAGGCGCCAGACAAGGTGACGGTAAGGCGCAATCCGGACGACGGCTCGATCTACTACGACATCTCGGGGGGCGAGAACGGTATCCCGGCACGACGGATGCTGCATCTTCGGGGCTTCTCGCTCGATGGCTTGATCGGCCTGAATCCGATTGAGCTCGCGCGCGAGACGGTCGGACTGGCGATCGCTGGCGAGCGGGCCGGCGCAGAGACGGTCGGACGCGGCATCGTTCCGCCGGCGGCAATCGAAGTTGTCGGCAATCCCGACAAAAAACAGCGAGACGATATCCGCCAGTCGTGGCGGGATATCCATGCCGGCAACCGCAACGACATCGCTGTTCTCGGCGCTGGCATGAAGCTGCACGATCTGCGCATCAACATGAAGGACATGCAGTTCATGGAATCGCGAAAATTTCAGGTGACGGAGATCGCGCGGATGTTCCGGATCCCGCCTCACATGCTGGCGGACCTGGAAAAAGCAACGTTCAGCAATATCGAACATCAGGATCTGCAGTTCCTGAAATACACATTGATTCCATGGATCGCGCGCTGGGAGCAGCGCCTCAACCTGTCGCTGCTGTCAGAGGACGAGCGTAGCGAGGGGTATTTCTTCAAGTTCAATGTCGACGCCTTGATGCGGGCAGACATGAAGTCCCGCTTTGAGGCATATCGCACCGGCCGAGAGATCGGCGTCTACAACGCGAACGAGATCCGCGATCTGGAGGACCGCGATCCTTACGAGGGTGGCGACATTTATCTGGAACCTCTCAACATGCAGCGCGCAGGAGCGCCGCGGGAAGGGCAAGCATGAAAAAAGCATATCTGGCCGAATTGATCTTCAATACGCCATTGGCCATTCACGGCAGCAAGTTGGAGATCATCCTCAACGTCCTGCAAGCGCATCTCAACATCGCCGAGATCGGTGCCATGGAGGATGACGAACTGCCGGCGTCGCTGAATGCGGCAAAGTCCGGTCCGGCATTCCAGGACGTCGGTCATGGCGTCGCGGTGTTGCCGATCTATGGTTCGCTGACGCATCGCACGCGCGGCCTCGATGCGATGTCCGGCATCCAGAGCTATAAACAACTCTCCGCAGACTTCCATGCAATGGTCAACGACGGCTCTGTGCGGCATATCGTGCTGGACCTCAACACACCGGGTGGCTCGGTCAACGGTCTGTTCGACCTGGCCGATGAGATCAGCAGCGCACGCGGCATCAAACCGATATCCGCGATCGTCGATGAGTCCGCCTATAGCGCAGGCTATGCGATTGCCTCTGCGGCTGACGAGATCATCGTGCCGCGCATGGGCGGTGTCGGCTCGATTGGCGTCATTGCCGCGCACGTAGATCGCAGCGCCATGCTGGCCAACTCCGGAATCAAGGTCACGCCGATCTATGCCGGCGCGCGCAAGGCCGACGGTCTGCCCGACTCACCGTTGACCGATGAGGCGCTGTCCCGACTGCAGGCCGAAGTCGATCGAGCTTACGAGCTCTTTGTCGAGACGGTCGCGAAGAATCGCGGAATGACCGCTGCCGCAGTCAGGGCGACCGAGGCAGACACTTACCGCGGTGACGACGCGATCAGGATCGGACTCGCGGACAAGGTCATGACGGCCAAGGATGCGCTACGCGACATCATTGCGCGCAACGTGAACACTCAGCCGCAAGGCAAAGCCGGCGGGCGTGTCCAGCGCGCCGCGCAGGCGATGCAGATAATCGGCGCGCAACAGAATCCATCAGGATCCCCGCGAGGGGTATAGCGCCGCCTTCGGGCGGCTTTTTTATTTGCGAAAGGAAAGCAATGAAAGACATCACCAGTCTTCTGCAGCGCCGCGCGGGGGTGCAAGCACGTGTCGCGGAATTGGCGGCGATTGAAGCCGACGGAACCGACCTCACTGCCGAGCAGCTCGCCGAGTTCAATCAGCTGCAAGCCGAGTTCAATGACCTGACCGCCAGAATTGATCGTATCCAGGCAGCCGAAAAAATGGCAGCCGTGACCGCGACGCCACTGGCATCCATGTCGGCAGTACCGAAGGCTGCCAAGCAAAAAGGCGAAGACATCGGCATGATCGTCCGTGCGCTGTGCGCGTCGAAGGGCGACCCCCGCGGGGCTGCGCATTATGCGGACACCAATGGGTTCCCCGAGATTGCCGCCGTCCTCAACACCGGCACCGGCGCCGCCGGCGGCTTCATCGTTCCACCGGGTTATGTTCCGGAGTTCGTCGAACTGCTGCAGCCGATGTCGGTCGTGCGAGCCTCCGGCGCGCGAACCATCCCGATGCCGAATGGCTCGCTGACCATGCCAAAGATCGTCGGTGGCGCCTCGGCGAACTATCAGGGCGAGAACGACGACATTGCGGCCTCCGAGCAAACCTTCGGCCAGATGACGCTGTCGAAAAAGAAGTTGACCGCGTTGGTTCCGGTTTCCAACGACCTGATCCGCTTCTCCAATCCGCAAGCAAACACGATGGTCCGCGACGACATGCTGCAAGCGATCGCGCTGCGCGAGGATATCGGATTCTTGCGCGACAACGGCACCGGCAATCTGCCGAAGGGTCTTCGCTATTGGGCGCCTGCCGGAAATGTGATCGCCGCCAATGCGACAGTCAACCTGCAGAATGTCAAGAACGATCTGGGCAAGCTGGAGCTGGCACTGCTGACCGGCAAGGTCCGCATGATCAAGCCGGGATGGGTATTCTCCCCGCGCACCATGGTCTATCTGCAGAACCTGGTCGACGGTAATGGCAACAAGGCATTCCCCGAGATCGACGCAGGGCAGCTGCGCGGCAAGCCGTTCCGACTGACGACGCAGATCCCGGAAAACCTGGGTGCCGGCAGCAATGAGTCTGAGATTTATCTGGTTGACTTCAATGAAGTCATCATCGGCGAGGCGACCGGGTTGATCATCGACGTATCGACCGAGGCATCGTTCAAGAGCGGCGCGACCATGGTGTCGGCTTTCTCTCAGGATCTCACGCTGATTCGGGCGATCACCGAGCACGATATCCAGCCACGCCATGACGTGGCAGTTGCGGTGCTCACGGGCGTCAAGTGGGCGCCGTAATCGCCAGCTGACGAACGCGCAATAGCAGAGGGCGGGCCGAGCGGTCCGCCTCTTTATTTGTGCAGACGTCTGCACAAAGTGAATCCTTCTTTTCGAGGTGTCCATGAAAAAAGTTGTCGTCAAATTCTTGAAGACGGTGAGTCCATATCAGTCCGGCGAGATCGCGGGCTTTGATCCGGAAGTCGCCGAAAAGCTGATCGCCGAGAAAAAGGCGGTCGAGTACAGAGAGCCCAAAAAGACTGGCGGTCCGTCCAAGCTGACCGACCCCGTCGATCCGGCCGATTCATCCGCGCCAACCGACTCATCCAAGCCAACCGATCCCGCCGACCCGGTAGTGAACCAGCAATAACACCCAGACCATCATGCCGGACAAGCCGCGAATGACCATGAACCTCCGCCTCATTGCTCCTGCGACAGAAGACCCGATCTCGCTTAACGAGGCGAGGCTGCATGTGCGTCTCATCGTGGATCCTGCAGACACGTCGGCGCATCCGGATGACAGCCTGATCAAGTCCTTGATCGCTGCGGCAGGTCAGCGTGCCGAGCACTTGACCGGCCGCGCGCTCATGACGCAAACATGGGAGCTTGCGCTTGACCGCTTTGCGCCGGTCATCGAGCTCGACAAGTCGCCCGTCCAGTCGATTGGTAGCGTCAAATACCTGGATGGAAATGGCGCTCTGCAGACACTGGATCCGAGCGCCTATGTGCTCGACGACTTCTCAGAGCCTGGCCGTCTGTTGCCGGCTACCGGGCGCAGCTGGCCCGCTACGCTCGGACAAATCAACGCGGTCCGGATCCAGTTCACGGCGGGTTATGAGAATGCGGCTGAGGTGCCGCAGGCAATCAGGCAATGGATGTTGCTGCTGATCGGCACGCTGTACGAAAACCGCGAGAGCGTCATTGTCGGTGCGTCAATCCAGGAGCTGCCGCATATCGATGGCCTCCTCGATCGCTACAAGGTCTGGAGGTGACATGTCAGCTGGCAAGTTAAACAAGCAGGTGAAAATTCGCGCATGGCAGGACATGCCGGCAGCGGCCTTCGGCATCGAGCAAACCTTCGATGCGGGCATCGACGCTTGGGCGTCGATTGAGCCGACAAAAGGATCCGTTTATTACGGCGCGAAGCAAACCGGCAATGACGTTACGCATCTCATCGCAATGAGGATCTCATCCAGTGTGCGGGAGGCGACCGTCACGCCGAACCATGTGATTGACGACGTTACCGCAGGCTTGCGATATCGGGTCAAGCGATCGATGGATGCGAAAGGCAATGGCAGGTTCCTGCATGTTGAGTGCGAGCTGCTGGGGGCGATTCCATGAGCATTGCTGAAGTAAATGTCACGCTTGCCGGGCACAGCAGGATTGACTTCGATCGCAAGCGGGTGCGCAAGGCTTTGCGTACCGAAGCGCAAGCCGTTCGAAAAATTGCCCGACGGCTTGTCGCAAGGCGCGCAATATCAGAGCCGGGCGAGTTTCCGGGTAAAGACTCGGGTGCGCTGCAGCGGTCGATCAAGTTCAAGATTCTTTCACGACATGGTTTTGCTGTGCGTGTGGCGCCTTACAAAACAGCAGAAATGGGAAAGGATTTTTATCCGGCCTATCTCTGGTATGGCACGCGAGGCCTTGGACGCATTGAGCGGCTTGCCCCTGGCGAGGGAGTCGGCAGAAGCAATCGTCGGCGCCGTGGTGAAAGAGCGGCGCTGGTCGCAGCACGAGCGGAAAAAGGCAATTATGTCGTGGCTCCGCGAAAGAACTACATGACTGCCGCACTTGATGCGCGGCGTGAGGCTGCACAAACCGGGATAAGGGAAGCGCTGAAAGATGCGCTTAAACCACGATGAATCTCAGTCTCATCATTGCGCAGCTGCGCGCTCGCGTGCCGGAATTCGGGAACCGTGTCGGCGGTGCGGCAAACTTCAAGATTCTTCCGGAGGCCGCCAACTTCCACGCCCCTGCTGCGTATGTCATCCCGATGGATGAGAGCCCCGAGCGCAATCAAAGCGGAAACGGATATCGGCAAAGAGTGCAGGAAGGCTTTGGGGTCATCGTCGTTGTCAGCAATGTTGCGGACGAGCGGGGGCAGAGCGCCTTGCTGTCGGTGCATGACATGCGCGCGCTGCTGTTCAGGGCGCTTCTCGGATTCCGACCTGCAGAAGAGTATGACGCGATCGAATACGACGGCGGCAACCTGCTGCACATGGATCGCGCGCGTCTCTATTTTCAGTTCGAGTTCGTCGTCGATTACGAGATCGGTGAAGACGACACGTGGCTCGCTGTGCGTGACAGCGAGCTGCCGGACTGGCAAGGCCTCGACATCGAGGTCGATGTCGCTGAACCGGACGGCCAGATCGAAGCAAAGACATCCATCAATTTCCCTCCACCGTAGGAGCAATTCCATGTTTGTAAAACCTGTGCCCGGTCGGCAAGTGCCCGATCCGGATCGGGGCGGCTATTTGTCCGAAGACGGCCGCACCGTCGAAGCGTCGCAGTACTGGCTGCGTCGCATCGTTGACGGCGACGTCATCGAAGTTCAACCGAAGAAAGGAGCGAAGCAATGATCAGTTTTAACAATACGCCGCAGAATCTGCGTGTTCCGCTGTTTTACGCGGAGGTCGACAACTCTCAGGCCGGCTACTTCTCGCAGACCCTGCGCACGCTGATCATCGGGCAGATGCTCCCTTCCGGCGTCGCGGCTACCAACATGCCGCAGCTGGTGTCCCGCACCGATGCAGCAAAAGAGCAGTTCGGCGTCGGGTCCATGTTGGCGGCCATGCACGCCAAATACCGCGCGAACGATGCGTTCGGCGAGGTGTGGTGCCTGCCGCTGGCCGATGGCGCCGGTGCCGTGGCGACTGGCACCATCGGGCTCACCGGCTCGGCTTCCAAGGCCGGGACGCTGAGTGCCTACATCGGCGGGGATCGGGTGCAGGTTGCGGTCGCCGCAGCCGATACTGCAGCTGCAGCAGCGACCGCGCTGGCTGCTGCCATCAATGCGAACTCGGACCTGCCTGTCACGGCCGCAGCCGCAGCCGGCGCCGTCACGGTCACGGCAAAGCACAAGGGCGAGCTGGGCAATGACATCCTGCTGCAGATGAATTACCGCGGTGCGGCCGGCGGCGAAACGACGCCGGCCGGGCTGACGGTCGTGATCACTGCGATGGCGGGTGGCACGACGACTCCGTCGCTGACAGCCGGGATCGCGGCAATGGGCGACGAGGAGTTCGACTTCATCATCTGCCCGTACACCGACAGCGCAACTCTGGACGCGCTCATGGCCTTGATGAACGACACGACCGGCCGCTGGGCATGGAACCGGCAGATCTACGGTCACGTCTATGCGGCCAAGCGCGGCACGTTCGCCGCGCTGCAGACCTTCGGGGTCGCACGCAATGACCAGCATGTGACGGTCGCAGGCTTCGAGACCGGCGTGCCGAATCCTGCGTGGGAATATGCGGCAGCCTACGGTGCCCGCAATGCGGTGTTCATCGCTGCCGATCCTGCGCGACCAACCCAGACCGGTGAGCTGGTCGGCATCCTGCCGGCGCCGGGGCCGAACCGTTTCATCCAGACCGAGCGACAGACGCTGCTGAACTCCGGTATCGCGACCAGCTATGTCGGCGGCGGCGCGGTGCGCGTCGAACGTGCGGTGACGACGTACCAGAAAAACGCCTTCAACCAGGCGGACCCGTCCTACTTGGACAGCGAGACGATGCACCAGCTGGCATACATCCTGCGCAGTCTTCGCAGTGCGATCACAAGCAAGTACCCGCGCCACAAGCTGGCCGACGACGGCACGCGCTACGGTGCAGGGCAGGCGATAGTTACACCGTCGGTGATTCGCGGCGAACTGATCGCGAAATATGCGGAGCTGGAGGAGGCGGGCATTGTCGAGAATGCGAAGGCCTTCAAGGAACATTTGATCGTCGAGCGACCGAGCAACGATCCGAAGCGATTGAACGTGCTGCTGCCGCCTGATCTGGTCGACCAGCTGCGCGTGTTTGCCGTGCTGGCGCAGTTCCGGCAGCAGTACCCGGCAAGCAACTGACGTCATCCCGTTTTCAAAAACTGAAAGGCAATCATGGGTAAGAGAGTTGCAGGCATCTGCTACATCAAGGTCAACGGCGCGCAGCTGGAAGTCAAGGGCAGCATCGAGGTGCCGCTGACCGACAAGAAGCGCGAGACAGTTTCCGGCCCGGCCGGACCGGCCGGCTACAAAGAGGAAGTTCGCACGCCGTTCGTCAAGCTCACCGCCATCTTCCGCGATGACTTTCCGACGGACGTCGTGGCGGAAAACACCGACTTGACCGTCACGGCAGAGCTCGCGAACGGCAAGGTCTACACGCTGTCCGGCGGCTACCTGGTCGGCGAATCCGACGTCAAGGGCGACGAGGGCGAAGTCGAGCTCCATTTCGAGGGCAACAAGGGGATCTGGCAATGAAAATCCGATTGTCAAAACCGATCATTGCGCACGGCGCGGAAGTCTCCGAACTGGATCTGGCGGACCCGACGTCGGAAGACGTCATGGAGCTGGGCTATCCGTACCTGGTGGTGCCGAGCGATACCGATGACACCGGCATCGAGTTGCGGCCGAAGGTGGTCGGCCGCTACGTCTCGCGGCTGGCGAAGATCCCGATGTCGTCGGTCAAGCAGATGGCGATTGCCGACCTGCAGCAGATGCAGGGAGTGGTCATGGGTTTTTTCGGCGTCTCGGAGGAAGGGAAGATCAGTTCGAAGAGCGCGTCTTCGAACTAGCGCACTTCTGGCGGATCGATCCCGATTTGCTCGCGCGAAAACCTCTCTCCAGATTCCTCCAGTACGAACGACAGGCCGTCGGCATCATCGAGAAGCAGCGGCAAATGAGGGAAGACGATGTCGAATAAATTTCACCTGCAAGCAATCATCAGCGCGGTCGACAAGATCTCGCCGGCCTTGAAGGGCATCCGGCAGGGCATCAATGCGACGCACAAGACCTTCCGTGATCTCGGCGGCGCCAGCCGCGGCCTGCTCGGCAGCCTTGGCGTCCCGGCGTCGCTTTCCTTCGCCGCGGTCGCCTTCGGCGCGCAACGCGCCGCGCAGGCCTCGCTCGACTATGCCGGCGCGATCCAGGACGCGGCCGAGGTCACGGGCATGCAGGTCGAGCAGTTGCAGTCGTTGCAGACCGTATTCTCTGCCGCCGGCGTCGAAGCCGACGGCGTCAACGAGGCCATGACCAAGCTGAACAAGGGCATGGCCGACGGCGCGGCCGGCAAGGACAAGGGCTTTGCCGAACTGTTCCAGCGGCTGGGGATACCTCTGCGCAATGCCAGGGGCGAGATCACCAGCGTCGAAGAGGCGCTGCCGGCGCTGGCCGACGCCTTCGCCAGGAATGAGAACCCGGCGCTGCGCACCCGGATGGCGATGGAGCTGTTCGGCAAGTCGGGCGCGAAGATGATCCCGATCCTGGCGCAAGGCCGCGACGGCATCCGCAAGATGCAGGAAGAGGCGGCCCGGCTCGGCACGGTGGTGACGAAGGATTCCATCGGCGCGCTCGACGAGATGGGCGACGAGATCGGTCTCGTTATGAAGCAGGTCCGCTCGCAGACGGCGGAGCTGTTCGGCGAGATGGCGCCCTTCCTGACGCCGATCATTACGGACGTCAAGGAATGGATCGCGGCGAACAAGGATCTGATCCGCTCCGAAGTTGGCGCATGGGTCAGGGATGTCGCTGAATCGGTCAAGGCATGGGTCGCCGGCGGCGGCCTGACCAGACTGAAGGAAGGGATCGGCGATGTGGTCTCCGGCATCGGGACATTCATCAGCGCCATCGGCGGCGTCAAGAACCTGCTGCTCGGGCTTGGCGCGTTGATCCTGATCGGGCCGGTGGCCTCGATGGGGCAGCTGCTGATGGTATTCGGTCGTATGGCGACCTATGTGGCGCCGCTGCTGCTCAAGGCGTTTCTGATGGTTGGAAAAGGCATGCTGCTCATGGGGCGAGCGATGCTGACGACACCCATCGGCATCATCGCGGCCGCGATAGCCGGTGCGGCGTACCTGATCTACGCCAACTGGGACAAGATCGGCCCATGGGCGGCTGCGTTATGGGAGCAATTGGGCGGCTATTTCTCCGCCGGCTGGGAGCTGCTCAAGACCGTTTTCGGCTGGTCGCCGCTCGGCCTGATCATCAACAACTGGGAGCCGATCGTGGGCTGGTTCTCCAGCCTGTGGGACCGGATCAGCGGCTTCGTCGATCCCATCCTGCAGGCAGGGAAAGCGGTTTCCGGCTGGGTTGGCGGCGACGAGAGTTTGCCGGCTGGTCAACAAGGTATGGCCGCATCCCGGTCTGGCGTGGGCGCAGGCGGCCCATTGTCAGGGCTGCAGGCTGGCGCGAACCGGACGCCGCTTGCGAGCGCCGGTGCGATGAGCCCTTCCGCCAATCTGAAGGGCGAGATGCGTGTGCGTTTCGAGAATGCGCCGCCCGGCATGCGTGTCGAGCAGGGCACGACGAACCAGCGGTCGGTCGCGTTCAATCCGGACGTCGGGTATCGGCTGGCATATTGATTCCGGCCCGCATGTCGCGGGCCTTTTTTATGGTGCAACGCCATGGCTTGGAAAGACAAATTGCAGCCGGCGTCGTTTCGCGGCGTGCCGTTCGAGGTCGAGTCGGATGACGGCAGCTTCGGCCGCCGGGTGCAGGTCCATGAATATCCGGATCGCAACGAGCCATATGTCGAGGATCTGGGCCGCGCGACCAGGGAGATGAACATCGCGGCGTTCCTGATCGGCGCCGATTACATGGACAAGCGGGACCGGCTGCTGGCGGCGATCGAGGAGGCCGGTCCGGGCACCTTGATTCATCCCTGGTATGGGGAGCGCAAGGTCGCGTTGAAAGAGCCGGCGCGTGTCTCGCACATCAGCAAGAACGGCGGCATGTGCACGATCACGCTGTCGTTCGTCGAGGCGGGCGAGCTCGCCTTCCCGAGCGCCAGAGACTCGCATGGCGCGCAGACGCTGCTTGCGGCCGACAAGGCGCAGGAGGTCGCGATCTCCGACTTTGCGGGCTCCTTTTCCCTGCGGCAGATGCCGTCATTCGTGACGGCCGACGCGCTGGGCGCGCTCGGCGATGGCTTGACGGGCATCGAGGGAGCGCTTGGGGGCGCACGTGGCTTGTTTGCCAATCCGCTCGGCTTTCTGCAAAAGCAGCTCCCGGATCTGCTGGGAGATCCGGTCGCGCTGGGCACGTCGGTGTTCGGCATGTTCCGGCGCGGCGAAGCGGTTCTCGCGTCGGCGCAGGGATTGTTTGGCGGCGGTGGCTCCTACTCTATGAACCGGGATGCCGTGCGTGCGCTGACGTCGGTCAGCAGGCAATTTCAGGCAGCGCCGCTGCCATCGGCAACCGCCTCGCCCAGCCGGCAACGTATCGTCGAGAACAGGCAGGCGATCAATGCGCTCATGAGTCGCGCGGCGTTGGTGCAGGCCTCGGGCATGACAGCGACGATGGATCTGCCGGTCCATGACGACGCGATCCAGCTCCGCCAGCAATTGACCGGCGCGCTCGACGGCGATGCGATGACGGCGAATGATGCCGTCTATGTGGCGCTGCAGGATCTGCGCGCAAAAGTGCATGCGGATGTCACCAACCGGCTCGGGTCGTCGGCCCGGCTGCAGACGATCCGGCCGGTGTCGGTGATGCCGGGTCTGGTGCTCGCCTACGACCGTTACGAGGATGTCGGACGCGAGCAGCAGCTGGTCGAGACGAACCGGCTCGCACGGCCCGGCTTCGTGCCGGCCGAACCCTTGAAGGTGCTTTCCGCATGAACAATGTCCGATTGATCATCAGCGGCCGGGAATACGGCGGCTGGAAGGCGGTCGAGATCACGGCCGGCATCGAGCGGCAGGTGCGCGACTTCACGCTGTCCGTAACCGATAAATGGCCGGGTCAGCAGGATCTGCCGCGGCGGATTCGTCCTGGCGATCGCTGCGAAGTCTACATCGACAATGACAAGCTGCTGACCGGCTATGTCGATGGCACACCGATCCGCTATGACGCGCGCAGTATCTCCGTCGGCGTCAAGGGGCGCAGCAAGACCTGCGACCTGGTTGACTGCTCCGCCGTCAATTCGCCGGGTCAGTGGCGTGGCGCGACCATCGACCGTATCGCGGCGGATCTCGCGCGGCCGTACGGGGTCGATGTCATCGCCGAGGTCGCGGTCGGCGCTGCCTTGACGCATGCCATCGACCAGGGCGAGACGGTGTTCGAGTCGATCGAACGCATGCTGAAGCTGCGACAGCTGCTGGCAACGGATGACGCGCGCGGACGGCTGGTGTTCATCGCCGTCGGCAGCGGCGGGCGTGCAGGGACGGCGCTGAGGGTCGGACACAACGTCCTGGGCGGCGCGGCCGAACTGGACTTCAAGGATGTCTACAGCGAGTACATCTGCAAGGGACAGCGCGCCGGCGATGACCTCGACTTCGGTGACGCCGTCGCTGGCGTGACGGCCTCGCTCAAGGATGACACGATCGCGCGCCGGCGCGTCATGCTGATCAAGTCCAGCGGACAGACCGACGGCGGCAGCGCCGCCGATCGCGTCAAGTGGGAAAAGGCGCACAGGCGCGGCAAGGCCTTTGCGACCAGCTACAGCGTGCAGGGATGGCGGCAGGAGGATGGATCGCTCTGGCGGCACAACCAGCTGGTGCGCGTCATCGATCCGATCATCGGCTTTGACAATGACCTGCTGATCTCGGAAGTGACGTACGAGAAGGGCGAGCAGGGCACGCTCTGCCACCTCAAGGTCTGCCCGCCGGAGGCGTTCGTCATGAACACCGCGACGCGGACAAAGGGCAAATCCGACAGCGGTCAGTGGACGGACGTGCAGCCGGCTGACAGTCAGGTCGGCAGGCCGGTCAAGACCGCCGGCGTCAAGTCGGGCGGCTGGGCGGATGCAAAGGCGGGGAAGTGATGAACGAAAGAACAATCCGGAAAATGCTCGGGCCGACGAATCGGCGGCTGTCGAACATGCTTGTGCGCGGAACTGTGATTACCGTCAAACCGTCGCAAAAGATGCAGAGACTTCAGGCCAAGCTGCTCGACGGCGAGACGGCCGACGACCTTGAACACTTCGAGCCGTACGGCTACACCTCCAGGCCGAAGCAGGGCGCGGAAGTGCTGGCCATGTTCTTCGACGGCGACCGCTCGCATGGCGTCGTCATTGTTGCGGCCGATCGCCGTTACCGTCTCAAGGGGCTTAAGGATGGCGAGGTCGCGATGTATGACGACCTCGGACAGAAGATCCATCTGACGCGCAACGGCATCATCATCGACGGCGCCGGGATGGACGTGACGATCCAGAACGCTCCCGTCGTGCATGTGCCGCAGGATCTGCGTGTCGTGCGCGACATCGTGGCCGGACGCGACGTCAAGGACCAGGGTGGCACCAAGTCGATGGCAGGCATGCGGACCTCCTTTGACCAGCACAAGCATCCGGGCGACAGCGGCGGCACCACCGGAACACCGACTCAGGGGATGTAATGGCCAGCTACTCGCAAGACCTCTCCATCGTGACCGATGGAATGCAGACGTCTGCACTCGCCGCGGAGGATCCGCTGGTGCGCGCTGTCTTTGTATCGCTGTTCACATGGCGGCGCGCTGCACCGGACGATCAGCACGACGGCGAACGCTGGGGCTGGTGGGGTGACAACGTTTCGCAGTTCACTTCAGATCAGATCGGCTCGCGGCTGTGGCTGCTGGCCAGGCAAAAGCTGACGACGCAGGTCATCAACCGCGCGCGTGACTATGGCATCGAGGCGCTTGCCTGGCTCGTGAAAGATGACGTCGCCAGCCGCTACGACGTCACGGTCGAGCGCATGGGCGTCGATGGCCTCGCGATCCTGGTGCGGATCTACCGGGAGGATGGATCCGTGCGTGACCTTCGTTTTGACAATGCATGGAGCTTGATCAATGTTTAATAGGCCATCTCTTTCCGAGATCGTCACGCGCACGCGCGCGGACACTTTCTCTCGCCTGAGTCAGGACGAGCTGCTGCGGTTCTCCGATGCGGAGATCCTCGCGCGCGTGCTGGCCGGCGCATCGCACGAGCTGCACGGCTATCTCGATTTCATCGCCAGGCAGATCCTGCCGGATTCCTCCGAGGATGAATTCCTGATCCGATGGGCGTCGATCTTCGGCCTGCAGCGCAAGGATCCGCAGGTGGCCTCGGGTTTGGTGTCGGTTTCCGGGATCGTCGGATCGGTGATTGCGGACGGCGCGCTCATCAAGCACGCGGACGGCCGCGAGTATGCAGTCGAGGGCGAACAGGTGCTGACCACATCGTCGCAGACGGTGTCGGTCGTCGCAATTGCCGCAGGCGCCGCAGGCAACCTTGTTTCAGGAACGCGTCTCGCGTTCCTGTCGCCGGTGGTCGGCGTCCAGTCAGACGCCGCGGTAGCGGCTAGCGGAATCGTCAACGGCTCCGACATCGAAGAGATCGATGACTTGCGCGCCCGCTTGCTGTCACGGCTGCGGCAACCGCCGAACGGCGGGTCGCGCGACGACTATGTCGCCTGGGCGCTGGAAGTGCCCGGCGTAACGCGTGCCTGGGTCTATCCCGGCGAACTGGGGCCGGGCACGGTGACGGTGCGCTTCGTGCGGGATAACGATGCTTCGATCATTCCGGATGCCGGCGAAGTCGCTGCGGTGCAGGCCTATATCGATGCGCGCAAGCCGGTAACGGCGGAAGTCCATGTCGTTGCGCCGCTGCCGCTGCCGGTGGATTACACCATCGACATCACGCCGGACACGCTGGAGGTGCGGGCTGCGGTGCAGGCCGAGTTGGCAGGGCTGTATGACAGGGAGGCGCAGCCGGGCGGCAGGCTTTATCTGTCGCACAGCCGCGAGGCAATCAGTGTCGCGGCTGGCGAAGCGGATCATGTCCTGGCGTCGCCGACCGCGGACATCGTTCCGGCGGTTGGTGAAATCCCGGTGCTAGGAGTCATCGCATGGGTATGACGGCTGCTGATTACAAGGACCATCTGGCGTCACTCCTGCCGCACGGTCCTGCCTGGCCGAGGATCGACGCCTCATGGGTTCAGCGGCTGATTGCGGCTTCGGCGGAGGAACTGGCCCGGATCGATGCGCGCGTCGATGACCTGGTCAAGGAAAACGATCCGCGCTCGACCAGCGAGATGCTGCCGGACTGGGAGAAGAGCTTTGGTCTGCCGGATGACTGCCTGACACCGGCGGCCGGCGTCGATGAGCGAAGGCGGCGGCTGCATCAGCGTGTCTCATGGAGAGGCGGCCAGTCGGCCGCCTTTTTTATTTCCCTGCTCGACGCGCTCGGCTATCCCGGCTGCACGATCACCGAGTTCCGGCCGATGCGGGCCAATAGCAAGTGCAATGCCGCAATTAACCAGGGCGGCTGGCGGTATGCGTGGCGCGTGAATGTGCCGCAAGCGGTGACGGTAAAGGTGCTGACAGTGACTGGGCGCTGTAATGAGCCGTTGGCATCGTGGGGTGACCCGGGGCTGATGTGCCTGCTGGCGAAGTACAAGCCAGCGCATACGATTCTTTTCATTTCTTATGGAGCGTGACGCATGAGGCGAATTTCAACGGCTACAAAGGTGGTCGACAAGTTTGGCGCGGGGAGGCATGGATTTACGGATGGAAATGCGGCTGGCGGTATTTGGCCCACTGATTTAGAAGCTGGGTGGTTCGACCACGTGCAGGAAGAAATTGCAGGTGTCGTCGAAGCGGCAGGTATCGCATTGGACCCGGCGAACCGGACGCAGCTACTTGCCGCGCTTCGGTCTGCAGGTGTCTTCCAATCGCCTGCGCAGTTCAACAGCTCGACGAGACCGGCGACGACTGAATTTTTGAAGGCGGCAGGTTTTCAATATGCATCTGTGCGTTCAAGGAATGCGACCGGGAGTCTGACTGCCGCCGATGCGGGCGCGCTGATCTATCTCGACAACAGCTCCGCATTTACGCTTACGTTGCCCGCCGCAAACTCGCTTCCGTCAGGCACGACGTTCAGCTTCAAGAGTATCAACTCTGGCACGCACACCATTCAACGTGGCGGGACAGACAGCATATTCCCGGCTAACTCGCCACTGACGTCTCTCTTGGTGAGGCCCGGCCAGAACCTGACCTTGACGAGCAACGGTAGCAGCACATGGTATGCAGAGGGTAGCGCCGCATTTCCATATGACGCGGGATTCGCATCGCTTCTCAGCACGCCCGGATATCAAAAGCTGCCGGGCGGTCTGATCCTGCAATGCGGTTCGGCAACGATCACTAGCGGGGGCGGCCAGTCGGTTGGTTTTCCAATCGCATTTCCGACATTCAGTGTAGCGGCGACGTGCTCCGCGCATAGCGCGGGCTACATCGTGTCCGCGCATCGACCGACGAATGTCGGAATAACGGTGTACGTGTACGACTACAACGGTGTTCCGTCGTCGTCAAATATCGACTGGATGGCTATAGGCTACTGAGAGGGATTCAAGATGAAATACTACTCGCCGACGACGCGCGGTTTCTATGATGACGACATTCACGGTACGCGCACATTGCGCATCATCGATCCTTCGTGGGTTTGCCCGCAGATTGAGCAGGTCGATACCGACCCCGACACGGGATTCACCCTCGACCGTTACATGATCGATGATCCTGACGCAGTGCCGCGCACGATTGAAGTTCCGAATCCCGAATGCAAAATTCCGTCCGATGCCCGTGAAGTGGAGGACGAAAACTATCGCGCCCTGATGGCGGCACAGGGGGTGCAACCGGACGGTCAGCCTAGCGCGACGATACAACCGAGTGAGAGCGGCCACCCGGTCGCAGTGTTCCCCCCGCCGGAAACCGTCGAACAAACCCGCGCTCGTGCGCTGGTTGGGATTCGCCGCAATCGCGCCCCGCTTCTCGATGCGCTGAATGGAATCGCCAGCCGCGCTGCTCGCGCTGGTGACGCAGCGACGGCCGAAGCATCCGACGCCGCTGCGCAAAAGCTGCTCAACATCACAGTATTACCGGCATTTCTCGCGGCGACTGTCTACGATGAAATGTACGCTGCCATTATGGATGAGTACCGCGCCATTGCCGACGACGCGCCGGCGAGCGTCAAAAGCGCATTCATCGAGGTGCTGGCATGATCGCCGCGATTGCGTGGATCCCCGCCGCTGTGTTCGCGCACACCTATTTGCTGTGGGTGCATTACCTCGCCGTGATGCACTTGCAGCATATTCGCGACGACGGGCGGCTGCCGAAAGAAGTGGAAACAGTATTGGGGAACCTGGTGCTGTATCCCGGCCTGTTCCTCGATCTCGCGTTTAACTGGACATGGGCGACACTGATATACCTCGACCTGCCGCGAGAACCGTTGCTGACGGCGCGCATGGAGCGATACAAGTATGGCGGCGCAGTCAAAGGCCTGCGCATCGTGCGCGAGGACGGCAGGCTGCGGATTTGTTATGTGGTCGTCGCTCACGCAGAACCGAGAACTGATTGGCGGCGCACGCTTACAGAATGGTTCGCCCGTGTCATGCTCGACCCGTTCGACCCTCGCGGCCTGCACGTTAGACCGTAATTTCAGCAGTAACGCATTGAACCCGCTCCGGCGGGTTTTTTCTTCCGCTCACTATAGAACCTCACATGACTGAACCAACATCCAGCGTGGCCGGATTCGCCATCATCAAACTTTATGGACTGAAAGCCGTGTTCGGCATGGTCGGTGCCGCGCTACTGTACTTCGTGCTGCCGCCGCTCAGGTCCGACGGTCGCTTCAGTCAACAGGAATTCGTAGTGCGGCTGGCAGCGGCCGGAATCGGGTCGTGCTTTTTCGGCGATGTCGCCGTGCAGCAGATCATGCTGTACCTGCCAAGCTTGCATGCCGATCAGCATACGAGCGCCGTGTACCTGCTGGTCGGCGCGCCATTCTGGTGGATCACGCGCGCCGTGGCCCTCTCGTTGCGCAAGCGAGAGGACAAGGACATCGTCGAGATTGTTCGTGAAGCAAAGGAGTCAATATGAATCGTGACGCACTGGCAAACCAATTGGTGATCGATGAAGACATCCGGTTGAAGCCCTATCGCTGCACCGCAGGACGGCTCACCATCGGTGTCGGGCGCAATCTCGATGATGTCGGTATCACGAAGTCCGAAGCCATGATGCTGCTTGGCGCGGACATCGATCGGGTGGAAGCCGATCTTGATCGTTGCTTGCCGTGGTGGCGTGGCATGAGCGATGTGCGGCAACAGGTACTCTCCAACATGTGCTTCAACATGGGCATCGGCAATTCGAAGCGCGGCCTGTTGAGCTTCAGGAACACGCTGGCAGCAATGCAGCGCGGCGACTACAAGGTCGCAGCACGCGGCATGCGGGATTCGTCGTGGGCCAATCAGGTCGGTGCACGTGCCGAACGGCTGGCGAAGATGATGGAGGAGGGATGAACGCGCTTGCGCCGTACATCGGATTCATCCGCGCCGCTGCCTTCATCGCCGCCGCGCTGTTCATTTTCAAGATGGGTGGCGACAGCGTGCGAGCGCAATGGGCGGCGGCGGATCGCGAACGAGTCGAAGCGGCGGCAGACCTGGCACGCGAGACGCGTCGCGCGTTCGATGCCATCACGGTCAACAGTCAAAAGGAAAAGGAAAATGCAAACGCTACGATCGCTAGTTTGCGCGCTGATATGCGCAATGGCACTGAGCGGCTGTCCCTCGCCGTCGCTGCCTGTCAGACCGGAACTTCCGGAGCTGGGAATTCAGAAGCGCGCGCCGAACTTTTGCCAGCGGCTGCTGACCGAATTGTCGGCATCATCGGAGAGGCTGACGACGCGGTGCGCGACCTCAACGCCTGTATCGACAAATACAACGCGGTAAAAGGCACCTTATAAAAATAAACAAAAATGTTTAAAAAATCTCTTGCGTATATAAACAAAAATGTTTATAGTTTCTCCATGTTCAACGAATAAGGGAGGTGCGGTGAAACAAAGCGAGTTCAAAAGGTGGCTCGCTGACCAAGGGGCGACATTCAAGGATGGAAGCAGACACTTGAAGGTCTACCTGAACGGGAAGCAAACCACACTGCCACGGCACCCGAGCCATGAAATCGGTGAAGGACTGAGGCAGGCAATCTTGAGGCAGCTAGGATTGAAATGAAGGGAGCCCCGCAAGGGGCTTCCAAACTCGCGATTGTTCACGGCATCTTTGTTCACCACATGGGAGATACACGATGCGTTACCCGGTAGTTTTGACGCCAGACGGCGATGGTTTTATGGCAGCCTTTCCAGATATTCCGGAGGCGTTGACCTCCGGCGCTACCGAAGAGGAGGCGCTGGAGATGGCAAAGGATGCGCTTGCTACCGCGATGGAGTTTTACTTCGAAGACGGGCGGCCGGTACCATTGCCGAGCAAAATCAAGCGCGGCCAGCAAGCGGTCGATTTGCCGGCCAGCATGTCGGCAAAGGTCTTGCTGCTCAATGAAATGCTGTCGCAGAAGGTAAAGCCGACAGAACTGGCACGCATGCTCGATACGAGCCCGCAGGACGTGAACCGATTGCTTAACCTTGATCACGCGACCAAGATCGATACGATCGAGCAGGCGCTTCGTGCGCTCGGAAAAGAATTGGTGATCGATGTACGGTAGTTTGAACACGATGAATTGATCTTGACCATCATGGCTTGCCAAATATACTGTATTTATATACAGTATATATCCATGAGCAAACATCAAACAAAAGACGAATCCTTGCCGCATCCGTTCATTACGGTCGCCGACATGCCGCCACCTTGCGCACTGCCGTTTTTCGCGCAGCGTATCCAGGCAGGCTTCCCGTCTCCGGCGGAAGAATATCTGGAAGCGGCCCTCGATCTCAATGAGTACCTGGTCCGCAATCGGACCGCGACATTCTTCTTTCGCGTGCGTGGCCATTCGATGAGAAACGCCGGCATCCTCGACAACGACATTCTGGCGGCCGACCGATCCATCAAACCGAAGCATCATCATATCGTCGTGGCGTCCATCGACGGCGATTTCACGGTCAAGCGCCTGTATCGCCGTGCCGGTGTCATCGAGCTCCGGCCGGAAAACCCCGACTACGAGCCGATTCGTCTCTGTGAAGGGCAGGAGTTGGTGGTGTGGGGTGTGGCTATCGGTACGGTTCGCCGGTTCGAGGTGTAGCGTGTTCGCGCTGGTCGATTGCAACAATTTTTACGTGTCCTGCGAGCGGGTATTCAATCCAAAGCTGGAAGGAAAGCCGGTTGTGGTTTTAAGCAATAACGACGGCTGCTGCGTCGCCCGCTCGAACGAGGTCAAGGCACTCGGTGTCCAGATGGGCGCACCATGGTTCCAGTTGAAAGACCTTGCGCGCCAACACGGCATCATCGCGCTGTCGTCCAATTATTGCCTTTACGGCGATATGTCGAACCGCGTGATGACGATCCTGCGTGACTTTTCGCCGAACATTGAGGTCTATTCGATCGACGAGAGCTTCCTGCAGATCGACGGCCTGATCGGGGTCTGGAAGTCGTATGGCGAGATGGGGCAGGCGATCCGTCAGAAGATCAGGATATGGACGGGCCTGCCTGTGTGTGTTGGTACCGGTGCCGGCTCGAAGACCTTGGCCAAGCTGGCGAACCATCTGGCGAAAAAGCGGCCGGAATTTGACGGTGTGTGCGATTTGACGTCATTGACCGAAATGCAGCAGGCGGAGTATTTCGCATCGTTGGACATCGGCGAAGTGTGGGGCGTCGGCCGCCAGATTTCGGCGCGGTTGCGGAGCATGGGCATCGAAAACGTCCAGCAACTTCGGCAAGCCTGCCCGAAGCAGATCCGGCTGCACTTCGGCGTGGTGATGGAAAGGACCGTCAACGAGCTGCAGGGCATGTCCTGCCTGGAGCTGGACGAGGTCGCGCCAGCCAATCAGCAGATCATTGCATCCCGTTCCTTCGGCGCACCAGTGGTGACCTATGACGAGCTGAGGGAATCCGTCACGTCGTACATGCTGCGCGCCGCCGAGAAATTGCGCCGGCAGCATTCGATGTGCAGCGCGGTGCACGTCTTCATCCACACCAATCGCTTTCGGGAGCAGGATGCGCAATACAGCAATGGGGTGACCGTGCCGCTGACCGAAGCCAGCAGCGATTCCCGCCGGCTGGTGGCTGCGGTGTTGCATGGTCTCAAGAGTATTTACCGGCCCGGATATCTGTACAAGAAGGCCGGCGTGATGCTGCTGGATTTGACGCCGGCGGCGGTTCGGCAGCAATTGCTTTTCCGGGAAGAGAATCCGCGGTCAGATAAGCTGATGCAGACCATGGACTTGCTCAACCGGGAATACGGACGCAACACCGTTTCTTTGGGATCAGCCGGCATTCAACAGCGATGGGCAGCGCGGTTCGAGAGCCGAACGCCGAGATATACAACGCATTGGGATGAGCTGCCTCATGCGAGATCCTGAGCGCGACCAGCAAAGGAGGCTGGCGACAATCGTCGCCAGCTATATCCCTCCCTCCTCGCCGGCAATCCATGCTCCCGTCCTGCGGTTGATCCGCAGCGCGCGTGGACGGCCGCCCTTGGCAATTAGCAGCAGATCAATCGGCCTCACGTCCGTATCGCCCGGTGTCATGCCTCGCTGGTAGATTACGATTCGCTCGAACGTGTCCTCGACGAGCTGCCGCGCGCGCATGCGGCTGTCGTAATCGAGCGCAAGGGTGCCATCGACCAGCTCCGCCCACGCTTGCGCCACGTCTGGCATGTGGCGCTGACTTGCGCGACGGACTTCAACCTCGATGCGGTTTTCTTCGGAACGGGTCTGCGCGATCGCGCCCTCAAGTTCGCGTGCCTTGCGCACGAAGACAAGCGGCGTAGCGCCTCCTTCATCTGCGAGCAGTGCTTCGGTGACGCGGGCGAGTTGGCGCTCGAGATCCACGATCCGCCCGCGAGCTGCGATCAATTCGACGTGGAGAGTCTGCGCCCGGTCGTCGTTGCCCATCAACCGCGACAGATTGAACTGATCCGAGCAGTAGCTCAGGATTGCCTTCTCAACTGGGACCACGCTGCAGCTGCCGGGTATGGAGCAACGGCCGCCTATCGAGTGCCCGCAGCAGATTAGCCGACGGTGACCGTCCTGCAGGGTTCCGTCCGGCTTTTTCGCACGCCCCATCAGGTTTTGACCGACGACGGCTGATCCGCAGTAGCCGCAGTAAAGAGTCGACAAGCCGGTGATGATGCCGGGAATTTCTCCCTTGCCTTTGCGACGCTTCCGGGTCGCATTCATTGATTGAAGCTCGGCTAACTCGGTGTCGTCGATCAGCCGCGGGTAATAGTTGTGCAGACGGTATTCCTCGCCATCGAGTTCAAGCACCTTGATGCCGGCGAGGTCCGGCCGCTTGAACAATTTGTAGAGTGACGCCGAGTAATTGCCGGTATCGAACACACGGAGTCCGCGCTCGTCCAATGCCTTTACCAGACGCGTGCCGCCATATCCTGTCTTGAACAGCTGCAGGGCAACCTTGACCGCTTCAGCCCGCTCGAGCACCAGCTCGAACGCCTTGCCGTTCCATCGGGCCCAATGCGGATCCCTGCCATTGCGGATGATGCCGCGATAGGTGCCTGCAATCCACGCCTCGCATAGGCGCCGGATGGCCGCTTTGACGCGCTTGCTCTTGGTGTCGGACTCCTCGTGGGCGCGGATCATGACCAGCAGGCTGTAAACAAGGTCCATCGGCTGGGCCTTGAGACGCTCGCGGTTGTACTCGCGACCGTCGCTTGCCGTCACGACCGTGATTCCGGCATTGATGATCTGCGCGAGCTGGGCCTGTGCCTGAATCGGCTCGGCGCGGGACAGGCGGTCCAGTCCTTCGACGACCAGGACCGAACCGGGCGGGATTCGCCCGTCGCTGATCGCGGCAAGGAACGTGCCGAGAGCGCCTTGCTTGACGTGCTTTTGATGATAGGCGGATAGGCCCTCATCACGCAGCGATAGGGCGCTGTCGAGCGGAAGGCCGCGATCGGTCGCCCACTTTTCGGCGTATTTCAACTGGCGTTCTGCGCTGCTTCCCGCAGCTTGTTTTGGATCGGAGAATCGTAAGTAGCTGTATACTTTGGTGTTTTCCAT